CTGTTTACCCACAGACAATCCGTGGTTGCGGTTCCTCTGAAGTAGCAACTCGAACTGGTGTCATCCGCGCTAACTCCATTGATCTCTACCAGTGAAATGCCAAGCACGGAGTTGGCACAGGTCTGAAGATTCGGGAATGCGCCTGTAAATGGCTCGGCCACCAGCCACGAGGTCTGCGCACCTAAATTGCTCCCGCTTCCGAGGGTGTGATTCCCTGTTATCAAGCGGACGTGACATCCCCCAGGGTCGTTGTGGGAGTTGTTGGAGTTGTTGTACGTCTTGCAGGCACTCGCAGCGGCCTGGACCGTGGTATAGGCTCCCGCGTGAGTGCCCGAATTGTACGCACTTTCGGCAAGGGCGACAGTTGCCGCCACCGCGCCGGATGTGCCAGACGGGTCAACCACCGCTCCGGGGGCCGCGCACTTGCCGCTAGTACTTCCGTAACAAGCCAATTCCTGAATTGGGCCGATGCTTTCGTTTCCCGCGACACCACGTAGGACCGTCGTGTTGACCGTGAATCCTGTGCCGGGAATTCCCGGCTGCACACCACTAGCAGTCGTAGTCGCCGCCGTTGCGGACGAACAGCCATACCCACCATAGGTGATGGCAAACGTCGCAACGGCCGTGGTGCTCAGGGTGAGCACCTTATACATTGGCGCGATTGAGCATCCGTTGATGGCTCCAGTATCGCCAACTGCATAAAGCGCCCCACCGGCATTTTTAGTGGCCGTCACAATCGGCCCCGTGGTGACGCTGGAGTCGAGGCAGGTGTCTCCCACCCACGGGCACGCCTTGAAGTTGAACGTCTGGGTAGTGCCTGGAGTGTAGCCAGTGAAATCCACGTTAGCGATGTACGCCTGCACGGCACCTTGATCGTTTGCTTGTGACGTGCTCTTGGTAGGATTCAAGACAGTATAAGAAGTAGTTCCGTCGCTGATGATGACGGACGCTACGGGCTTGTATTGCTTAAAAAAGTCGTCTGAACAGACTACCTCAAACGCAAGCGTCGAGGCTGTCACTTGCTGATACGGAACTGGCCCAGCCCATCGACAGTTCGGAAGTGGGTAGGACGCCGCTGAACAGGCCGCTGGATAGCTGGCCAAATTCGAACAGGAGTTGATCGAGGTAGAAGCGCTATTTGTCACGCTCAAAATCGACGCGTTGTTTGTCGTACCGCCAACCGTGATTGCGCCTGCTAAGATGTTGACGGAAATGGAAGTGTCTGCGGCAAAGACGTTTCCAGGACCGACCACTCCGCTGGTGGGATCAATCCCAGGCCCGAGCGCGATACGTACATCTGTATAGCCAGCGGGCACAGTGTCTCCAGTGCAAGCGTCTGCGCTTCCGGCTGCTATCGTGTCTGGAGTTGTTTCGGTCGGATACGCTTGCCGAAGATAGTAGGTACCGATGATCGTCCGGCTCACGTTGGTCGAAGCGCCAGCGGTGGTAAAACCTTGCGAGGTCAAAGAAAGCACGACAGCCGCGTTTGTCGGAGGATTGTACGGAGGAAGGCTTGGAAAAGTGGTTGCGACCCCCAGCGCAAAGGTCGCTGATCCAGTCGCGTTCATGCGGGCATCGAGCACCCACCCATTCATGCGGGGATCGCCCGATTCGTGCGCTCCGCACACCCAGGCGGCGGTGATATCTCCTGCGGCGGCCCAGACGGAGCCCGAGAGAATAAGGAACAACGCAAATCGTCGCATTTTACTGCGCCTCAATGTGGACAGAGATCCGCTTCGTCGTGCCATCTGCCGCTCCGCCAATGGTCTCTATGGAATCGCCGGCCGTCCATGTCTGGGTAGCTAGGGTGCCACATGTCACCGATATGCCATCCACGGTAATCGCCGTTCCTGCCGCATTTGCACAAGCTACCGTCCCGGTGATGTTGCTCACCGTTGCCGGAGTCAAGACTGCCGATGTGTAGGCTGTGGTGGTTGGGGCGCCACCCGTCGAATGCCGGTATGCCAGTTGAATGGTGGAGGCTCCAGCATCCGCTTTAACGAGGATAAGACTGACCGCCATCGTTGATGGAGCCACGATTAGGGACCGCTGTGGTTGAATCTGGGTAGTAACAAGTGGTGGCCCATCGTCCGAACCGAATCCTAAATCTTTGGTAAAGGTCCCTCCTGTGCTCACGCAGGACCAAGCATGCGTACTCGTGTTGTACAGATTGGCTCCCGCGCATCCGACTGGCATCGCTACCGCTGTCGGTACGGCGCTCCCTGCCGTGGCATTCATCACCACGGTATCGGCGGCCTGGGTGGCGAGGCCGGAAAGCGGGATGGCTGGCAGGTCCCCCGATGCCAGCGCGCGGAATGCTGGGGCGCCTGCGGTCGCAAACAAGGCATGCGTAACGGTGGAGTCTGCTGCCGTCACGGTGGGTGCCGCGCCTGCGCCGCCTCCCAATACTACGCCGTTGGCTGTGAGCGCGGCAGACGTTGCCCAAGTTGATGCCGATGAGAAGTAGGGAATGCCGCCTGACGTTCCCGCGACGGTAAAGGCCGGCGTGGTGGTAGGAGTGGCAACCGAGATAATGCCCCCGGTGAATCCTACTGTAGTCACGGTCCCACTTCCACCCCCGCCTCCATTCAGTAGCAGCCAACCGGCGGCTGTCACTGAGGTACAGGCGGGTGCCCCCGTTCCAGCGGTTGCGTTGCAGACGTATTCGTTGTGCGCCGTTGTGTCCGTGAACAGATCGCCGGGGAGGTTGGTCGCCACGCTACCAGGGGCGGACGTCCCGAAGAATTTCTGCGCTACTTTGGTGGTGTCGAGTCCAATAGTTCCGCTGCCCGTAATTGGTCCACCTGTGATCGGAGAGGTGGTGGCCACGTTGGTTACCGTGCCGCTTCCTCCTGATCCACTTGAGGGTAACGCTGCTGCTGAGGCTCCTTTGACTCCGTATCCTCGGACTGTGCCGTGGCCTGTGCCTGAAGATCCGCTGATGACTACTCGGACGTACGCTCCGTAGGACGCGGCGTAGAGCATTCCTTGCGTTCCGACAATCGGGTTAGCACCTTGCAAAACACATGGGGGCTGGACGGATGGCGAGCATATGGTACTCGGCACGGCTGTCCAGGTGGATTTGTCGGGTGAGGTCTGAAACGTGACGGTGGAACTGAGGGTTCCGCCTGCGGCTGCATCGGTCGATAGTGTAATTGCCCAATTTCGGCAAGGGATAGCGCCGGAAAGGTTTGATACTGCGGTCTGTGTGCCGTCTCCCGTGAATGTGTAGGTGAAGGAGCAGTCTTGAGTCTGTGCGGATAGCGGAAGGCATACCAAAAGGGCCGCACAGAAGAGTAGAAGGGGCATGGCCTTTCGAAAGGTGGTCATGCCCCATATTCTACGCCTGCTAAGGCTTGGAGGGGAAGGGGATTGACTCTGGGGGTACGTCGGCGCATTTCTTGACGGGCCATGCTTCCATCTTGTCGGCGTGCGCCATTGCCAACGAGTAGGCCGTATCCGATCCACCGTTGAGACGGTGCATATAGGCCCATCCTCGTACTGCGAGGTGTCCAACTTTGTCTTGGGCGCGTATCAGAAACACCGGCTCATCCGCTGGTATTTCGTTCGCCGCGTCCTGAATCCGTGCATTGTAATCGTCGCGTGCGTGCTTCATACGTAAAGTGCCTCGATAGCTTCCGGTCGGTTGGCTGACTGGTAAAGGTGAGCGCATACCCAACAGAGATTACGTGGGATGCGCGGGCTTTTGGCGTGCGGTTCGGTATCGGAATACGCGGCGTGACAGATGGCGCATTCGTGAAACGTGGAAGCTGCGGAGTCAATGATCTTGCGGGCGAGTTCTACCGCGCAGGGGCCACAGAGTAGGGAGTCTCCGTCTGTGGCCTCATGGCAACGGGCGCATTGAGCGGGTCCGGTCATTCGTCCCCGGTACCGTCGTCCGTTTCGTCCGGATCGTCTTCTTCGTCGTCTTCCAAGTTTCCAAGGTCGTCGACAAGCGGCGTGTCGTCTTCGTCCTCATCGTCCTCCTCATCGGCGGGCACGAGGTCGTCAAAGTCTTTGTCGTAGACGTATTCGGTTTCCGTTTGGCAATCCGCGCACGTCACGAGGTGGCCGGTCTCGGTGTCCGCGAGGTCGGCATCTTCAATTTCTACGTCTAGGTCGCAGTCGCATTCGGGGCACGTTACGGTAAAGGTTCTCATTTCGGTGGCTCCGTTTCGATTGTAGTCTTCTCGCGCAGTCGGCGCTGGCGTACTTCAGCGTGAGCCATTTCAATCAGTTCGGCCTCCTGCTGTCCGTTGATCCGGGCGGTTCTCTGGCGCTCCTGTCGCTCTCGCATCCACGCTTCTTTCTGCGCCTGACTGCCGTGCGGGTCGGGAATGATCCCTTGGCGCGCAACGGCAACGGATGCGCGGCGCAAAGCATCGGCGGTCTGCCGTCGTTCGTACGCGCTCAATCCGCGATTCTTCGCACGTCTCGAGGGCTGGTACATGGCGTGTGAGGTATCCAACTGGCCGAAGGGTTTCATTTTGGAACCACCAGCGTACCCTTGATGATGGTCGGCACGGTGATCCGTATGGCAACATCGAAGCGCCATCCAAGGTATTTGCGCACGTGCCGCAGTCCTATTCCCGCTTTCCGCAAGGCTGCGATGCGGCGGACCTTCTCCACTTCGGCATCGGTATACATGCGCTTGCCATCGATGATAGCCGGTGAGACTGCGCCTTGTTCGTCCCACCATTGAAGCTGCCGAAGGCTCACGCCAATGGCTTGCGAAACGGCTAGCGATGTGTGCGTAGGAGCGTCGGCCACGGATGGCGGTTGGGTGTTTGGCTTCTGCGGTTTCTTGGTCATTTGCCCTTGTACTCCCTTTCCCAAACTTTCTTGCATCCTTTGCAAGAGGGTTCGATATTCGCTTTCGTGCTGATAAAGCACTTCGCATTGACTGAAGCGCCACATGCGGCCGGTGGGATCTTCGCACCTGGCGGGATTGTTGGCGCGTGGATGATGTGGGTCCGGTCTTCATCCTGTATCCACCCGAATTTACCCTCTCCCAAGTCGGCCACTTCGTACGGGGTCAACATCTGCTCGTGTCCTCCGAATTGGCAGTTCCCGCGCATCTCGATAGGCGGGGTGCCCCATACTTGCCAGTCTTGCACCTGCTGTTGAAATGCTGCGATGACTTCCGATTTGGCGTGCTCCAGGGAGGCAAACCTACCAAGGCGGTTGAACACGCTTGGCACGGCGCTTGGGCCGGGGCCATTCGGGATTGTGCGTGCCTGCCATCGTTCGCCGGTCCCGAATATCTCCACCGGGATTAAGCCGGGCATCTTCATACCCATCGGATTCAGTTTACCGATGGGCTGTTCGAAGACGGCGTGGAAGGTTACCTTGATGGCGCGCATTTGTCCCTCCTGTGTTCCCGGTTCCACCGCTTACGTGCTCTCCATGCCGGGTTGCGGCGCAAACGCCCCCAGGGCTTAAAACTGAAGCAACGCGCCGGGTAGATTTTCCTTAAGTTTGTTGTGGACTTGCGTTCGGCTCTCACCCTTGGGCCTCCGTCTTGGCAAGGTCTTCGGCTACGGCACGCATTTTAGAAGCGGCGCTCCGCAGGTGGTAGATAATCACGTTGCGAATCTCGAAGTGCCGGCCGGTCGCATCCGGCTTCATCTGGTCCGCCAGCAGTCCTATGTTGGCGGCTGCACTGGCGAATTCTTTAGCGGTCTCAAATGGCATCTGGCGTGTCCTCCGTGGGTTTGTGGCTAAACTCCATGCTGGTCTGTTCGTCGTCCTCCACGTCCGGTTGGCACGCGGCGACGTTCTTTACCGATTGGCGATAGTAGGAGGGCTTCAACTCGATGCTGACGGCCTTCCGGTCGGCGCGCACTGCGGCGAACGCTGTTGAGCCTACCCCGCCGAATGGGTCCATTGCCGTCTCGCCGGGGTTGCTCCACAATTCCAGGGCGCGTGAGATTACATCCAACTGCAAGGGGTGGACGTGCTTTTCGTCCTCGGCGTCCCGGGCCTCTTTGTATTTCAGAACGCCTTCGGCTTTGGTCCCGGTGTTCCCTCGGATGTCGTCCCAAACGCTTGAGGCATACTGGCGCCAGATCCAATGAGAGTAGCGGTTCTCGATCTGGCTCCCCTTCCACTTCCGGTATCGCAGTAATTCGTGGGGTACCTTGCGCTCTCCGTAATACCGGGTCAATCCGCGCTCGTGGGTCACAGGTACGGCGTTCTTTCCCTTGCGCCTGAATATCAGTAGGTAATCCGCACCGGCCACGCAGGAGTTGCACGAGTCGTCCACTATGGTCTTATGTGCCAGAGCTTTCGTGAGCGTCCGGTTGCGCACCGTCAACGGCTCCTTCCATATCGTGATGCGCGGGCTGGCCTGCTTAAATCCGCACTTCTCATGAAGCCGGATGATGTCTCCGGGGAAGTCCGCGTACGAGTCGCATCCACTGTTTCCGCTCGGCACGTCCATGCAATGAACGCAGGACATCCGGCCCGGTTTGGTTAGCCGGTAGAGTTCTCGCACGAAGAATTCGTAATGGGTAAAGAACCCCTTGTAGTCCCGGCAGTTCGAAAGGTCCCGGTCGCTGGAACTGTAGTGGTACAGGCATCCGCCTGAGTCCGTGGCGAATGGCGGGGAATAAACCGAGAGGTCCACCGAGGCATCAGGTAGGGTGGGTAGAACCTCGAGCGCGTCTCCGTTGTACAGCGCGTATTTCTCTTCGATCTGTTGGGCGATTATAGCCATGACGGGACTTGGACCTCTTCGTTGAATTTGTAGCCGGACTCGATTTTTAGCGACTCGTGCATGTGGGTGACCATCATGGAGAACATTCGGTCGGCCGCTTCCGATTTTCGCTGCATGTTGTCTTTCGCGCCTTTCTCGCCTTCGGTCACGATAATGTCGTTGATGACATCCTGGGTTTGGCCGTACCGCCAGCACCTTCGTACACCCTGGTAATGCTGTTCAAACGAGTGCGAGGCAAACTCCACGACGTGGGCGCAGTGCTGCCAGTTGAGCCCCCATCCTCCAATTTTCTGCTTGGTGATAATGCCGCGAGACTGGCCGGATACAAAGGCTTCGTACGCGGCTTCCTTGGCCTCGTCGGGGTCGGCTCCCGCGACCTGTACCGCATCGGGAATCAGCTTTTCGAGTAGATCACCTTCCGGGTTCAGATGGCACCAAATCACGAAAGGCTTCCCGGTGTCCGCTACCAGTTCGGCGGCTTTCTCACACCGCTCTTGAATCGTCCTGCGGCGTTCTTCCCGTTCCTCTGCCATATTGGACGCGGGCACCGGGTACAGGTATCCTGGCGCTATGGTGCGGGTCTCTACGATGTGCTCTCGCTCAATCAGCTTGGGGAGTACAAACCGGGAATCCTCAAATGGCCCGAAGTCGGAAGGTCGGCGGCCACCTCGAGCCCAAGAACAGACCCACCGGAAGAAAGGCGTCTCGGCGTGTCCCTTGAATCTCCATCCGGCGTTGGACGGTCCACCTTCGGCGGGACTGTGCCGGTTCAATCGCTTCATGTCCGACGTGTTTTGATCGTTCCGAAAGAATCGGTTGAGCATGTCCATCTGCCCCATGACTCCAAGGGCCTCGCTCGATGTTCCCAGTTCGATGTAATCGTTGGGCGCGGCGGTCGCGGTCGCTAGCAGCCGGTAGGGTTGCGTCCGCATGAACTCGGTGACGGCGGCGCGGCGTTTCCCGTTGAACGATTTAATGGCGCTCGATTCGTCGCACACCGTAGCGGCGAAGTCGTGGGGGTTGAAATAATGCAGGCGTTCGTAGTTGGTGACGTTGATTCCCACATATACCGCGCCATCGCTGGATCGGTCGGCCTGGATGCCGAATTTCTCGGACTCCCGGATGGTCTGTTGCGCCACGGCAAGCGGGGTCACGATGAGCACGGGCTTATTGGTCTTGCGAACCACGTTCTCTGCCCACACAAGCTCCATCGGCGTTTTGCCCATGCCGCAATCGGCAAAGGTCGCGGACTTCCCTTTTCGCAGGTTCCATTCCACTATGGAGCGCTGGAAGTCGAACAAAAAGGGCGGCATCCACACGGGATCGAAGCCGGTGAAACTCCCCTCTTGGGCTTTCGATTCTAGGAAGCGTTCGTAAGGAGTCGTCATCGTTGCCAGATCCCTATAACGCCTTGTTTGATGAATCCGATGAAAACTGTGGACAGAAGGTCCTGTTTCGCCTGGTCGCCCCAGTTTGCGGTGTTGGGATCGGCTTGGATGAATTGCAGAATTTCTTTGACGGCCTGGTCTGCCGGTATCTGGCCGGGCCGTTGCTGCCTGCCGATCGCCACGGCGGGCAAGGGGATAGAGCGGGGTACGTCCTCGGGTTGGATGGCCGGTGCGGGTCCGTGGGTTCCGGTGCCACGGTCAAATAGCCGGGGCTGGACTTCCGGGGCAGGTGCGCGTTTGGATGGCCGGCGAATCGGCGTAGGATCGCCTAGGCTGCGTCGGCGCTCCCTTTCGTGCTCGATACTGGCTTCCAACTGTTCCGCGAGGTCCTGGGGCGTCTCTTCGGCCTTGGCGCGCTCATTCTCAGACCGGGCCGATAGTGCTACGGTCCATTCGGACTTGCTCCCCATCTTCCCGTTCCAGTGCCGGGTGATGATGATTTCCTCACCGGGTTGCGGGTCCAAGGCGTTCAAGAGCACGACCGCGGGCCGTGGGAGGGTCAACGATTGGCCGGATGTCGTCAGGTAGATTCCCTGCTCGAAATCGAAGTCATAGGTACCCTGCGGGTCCTGGAGGGCGCACCGTAAGGGCACGTTGGGTTTGATCTGAAGGGGGTTATTTGTCTGCATCGGGGTGACCTCCCCAAACGATGAAACTCCATGCGCTCCAAATGGCTCCTAGTATGAGCACTAAAGGCCACACTACGGCCATCATGAAGATAATTTCGCCGTGTTCTTTGCGGTTGACTCTACCGCCTTCTGAACACACGGCCCATCGGCCAAATGCGAAAACGCCGATGACGTAGACCGCAACGGCTGCAATCGTCAGCAAGACGTTGGGTTTGATCTGCAAGTGGTTCATTGGGGTTCTCCGCACACGTCCGCAACGAAACGTAGGGCCATTGCCGCGACTTGGATAGCTTCGGCTCGAACACGGCGCTTATCGGGGTTGCGCTGTTTGATCTCATCCCAGAGCTCGTCGAGTTCTTCCAGGATGACGGCGTACCCTTCGTGCATCCCGCGCATAGCGCCGTAAATTCCCATCGCGTGCGATAACTCGGCGCTCGCCTCGTTGACGGCGATAAAAGCGCACAGGGGTAGTTTTACGTTTGCCTCGGCTATCCTGATTGCGTCATCTCGTGTCATTCTACGTTCCTCCCCATCATCACCAGGGCGCGGCGGTCCAACTCGGCATCCGATACTTCCGACATGTCGCGGCGCCTGCGCTTGGCTTCGGTGTTCTGCGGGATGATCTGGCCCCGGTTGCGCTTGTAATACCTGTCACGGTAGGCGCGGGTCTTGCAGATTCGGCACTCCCCGCAAATGCATATGGGCGCCGGTCCTGGCCTCAGCATGGTTTACCTCCTGTCCATGTTCGATTGTCGTTCTTGGGTGCCCGGTGTTTCGTCTTCACCCCTTGGACATTGAGGGCGCGGTCCATCAGGTCAACCACGGTCAATAAGCCGAAGGGGTACCGGAATTCGCCGTCCCTCTTCGTCCGAAACTTGGCACGGCGGGCGTACATCTTCGCGGATTCGCCGTTCACGTACTTCTGCTCATTCGGCATTGGGTTTCTCCCCTCGGGCCTTTGCCATTGCGTCAAGGGCGCGGCGAGTGCGCTTTCTGAGATCACTGAAGAATTGCGGGTCTGTCCCGATTGGGCCATCGATACAGACCGTAATGTCCGTCAAATCGTCCAGGGCGGCATACAGGTCTGGGGCTTGGGCGGAAAGTTGGAGGTTGGCGCGCATCTCGGCTTCACGGCCTGCTGGCACGGCGCCCGCGCATAGGAATATCTGTGACATCTTCTCGATCTCCACGACGTACTGATAGCCGGGAATCGGCGCGTAGGTCCACGGTCCCGGTGTCCATCCAGGAGCGTCACTGACTCCAGATGACGGCGGGCAGGCTGGTACGGGTGCCGTAAACTCTCTCGGATGTTCCCATCCAAGGTATCCCGGCACTGGATCGGGCTTATGTGACATTGGGTTTCTCCCCTCGCAACTTCGCGTCGACGTAGAGCATTTTCTGCCCATTCTCGAATCGGACTTCAAGGCCACCTGTTGCGGCTCGGAGAAACTTGTCCGCGCCGATGTCCTGCGACAGCCCTTCGATGGCCGCCAGGATTTGTTCGGCGGTTGGCACGTAAGTTTTCACGGCTCCTGGTGTCCATGTCCAATGTTCGCGCTGGTAACTCGGCTGGAGCAGGGCCGCGTACCTGGCAATCTCTACCGAGGTGGGGATAGAGCCGATGAGGACCTTCGCTTTTCCACTTCCACGGGGCATTAGGCAGCCTCCCTTTCAATCTGTGCCGGTTCCTTGGTCTGTCTCTTTCGAATCTCAACGGGTCCGCATACCGGACAGCTGGCGCGGTGGAAACGGATGACCTGACAGATTTCGCGGACGGTCACAGCATCACTGAGCAGGGGTACCAGGATGGGGCAGGTAGGCGCCACGGGTGCGTTGCAACTGCAATCAACGGCGATCCACAGTTGAAACTCGGGGTACCAGACACGCCCTTTGAATGTCGGCTCTCCGCACGATTCGCAGGGTAATGCTTCTGTGTAGAAGGGGGAGGGGTAGTCTCGGCCTTCGTCGGAGTCGATACAGTCTCGGGGATCTTCGGTCATTGGGGTTTCCGTTTGTCACTCTCCGTTTTTACGGCAACGAAGACGCCGGGATCGCACACGTGTACGACTATTTCGCCATCGTGCGGTTTGATGTCGCCGGAACTCCACTCCATGATGTCTTTCAACCGGAGTTTCGGGTTATTCAGCGCGACCTTGGCCCCTGCCAACACCGCGCGCTCCAACGTAGCCATGCTCATGCTGCACGTCCTTTCAACTTGGTTTCGTAAAACGAATTGAACATCTGAATCAGTGCCGGGATGTCCAGGTGGTGACGTTCTGTAAAGCGCCATTGGCACTTGTCAAACTCCGGGTGGCATCTCCAGCACAACGGGATGCAATCGAGGTCTGAGGACTTCTGGGATGTCGCGTGCGGGCCGGTGTGGCACGCTTGAATGCCCCACGTTCGCAGGCACGATAAACAGGGCAGGCGCCGGATGAAACGCTTGTAGGCTTCGTCCCTGACGGGCTTGCTTCCTTTGTACATCTGACCTGGCCGAATCTGCTGGGACGTGTTCATTGGAGGTCACCGCTCCTTTTCGTATTGGCGAACAAGCCAATAGACAATTCCGAACATCCCAGCCCAAATGCCCAGGATGCCAACTATCAACGCTATTCCAGTCGTCACGAGGTCACCTTCCCCATTTGCTCACTCACTCTTCGTTCCGTTCTTTCGGCTTCCTGTCCGATGGCGCGCCAAGCGGCGGTACGGGATATGGGCAGGTCGAACAGGTCCCGCAGTAATTCCAAAAGACGGGCGAGGGGTCGGCTCACTTGATTTTCTCCTTGGCTTCGTGCAACGCCTGTAGGAACGTGCCGTGCTTCATTCGTTTGGCGCACGCGATGATAACCTCGTGGTAAAGGCGCCGGGTGTCGGTGTCTTCTGGCAGACGGTCAACCACTTCGTTCAATCGCACGAGGTTCGCGCCAAACGTGCTGGGGTCGATCATTCCTGGCCGCCTTCCAACTCGATGTACCGATCAAGGGAACCTCGCATTTGAGCGTTCCGTGTTGCTCTCCGCTTGTTGTGCCGGTGGCATCGGATGAACCACAAGGTATTGGCGATCAGGAGCAATATGCCGATCTCGGTAAGAGTCAAGGTCTCCATGTCTGAAAGTATACGTACCACGCCAAGTAATTTGCAAGCAGAATTTTTGTTCTCTTTGGATAGCAGTTCATTCTTGACGCGCTACGTATAAGATGGTACGCTTTTTAGCGATGGGAAAAAAGATTCGGATAGATGTCACGGAGCGCGGGAAAGCGGGCGGGAAAGCTCGGGCGGCGAATATGACACCGGCTGAACGGAGCACGGCGGCGCGCAAGGCCGTCAACGCCCGGTGGAATGCGGTACGGGCTTTAGCGGCCAAGCGGAAACCTCGGTCGCGGCGGAAGGCGGCGGCATGACACCAGCCCAACTCCACACCCTACAGCACGCGCTCGGCGTCGATCAGTACGGCCAAGGCAACATGTTTCGCAATCACTACGTGGGAGGTGAGAACGACTGCCGCCCGCTGGTGGCGCTGGGCATGATGACGGAGCACCCTGCAAGCGAACTGACGGGCGGCGATCCGTGGTTTCGAGTTACGGATACCGGGAAGCATGCTGTACGGGATCTCAGCCCAGTTCCCCCGAAATTGACGCGGAGCCAGCAACGATATCGCCGGTTTCTATCGGCGGATTCGGGGATGACGTTCCGGGAATGGCTTTCAGTCGAAAGGGAATACCGATGACACGTCCCACTGAAGCTCAACTCGTGGAGATGGAGCAACGGGCGCGCTGGCTCCTGGACGGCATCGAGATTCAACGGATGGAACTGGAACGTCAAGAGATCGCATCCCAGGAGGGGCCACGGTCAAAGCGCGGGCCTACACGTGCCGATTACCAGGCGGTCGATACCAGAGAGGCTATAGCTCGGGACGTGCTGGTTTTGGTTTCCCTCGTTCGGCAAAGCGAAGGCGGGGGCGGGGGTGTTTCTCGCGCGGGATTAGTAGAGAAACCCTCCCCCACTCTTCTCTAAAATAAGAGTCTCTAAGACAATAATGATACCGGCCCTTCCGCGCGACGTGGGTGTCACGAAGGCGCGACGTGGGTGTCGCCTATCCACTGTGCCGTGGTGGGTAAAGTGGTTCGCCTTTTCTTTAAGAATCTCAAATGCGGGTATTGTGGGATATCGCGCGTGGTGGTATAACAGGTCCGGTATGCCTTTTACGAATCCTGAGACTCATGCGATGGGCGGCCGCGCAAGCGCCGCGAAACTGACACCACGTCAACGCCGGCTGAAAGCACTGAAGGCGGTGCGGGCTCGGATTGCAAAACAGGCACTAAAGAAAGCAGCGTAAACGAAAGAAGGCCCAGGGATGCCATTTCCCTGGGCCTTCGGTTGCCCTTATGCCAAACGCCCCCTTGAAAAGCGCTTGCAGGTTTCGAACGCTTCCAGTGTATCGTAACGCGCATAGTCCGATCAAGGGAATTTATCAAATCAGGAGAATCTTTGAATGGGCGCATTACGTCAACCCCGGCTGTCTGAAGACGCCGGATCACTTCGCAAGCCACCTCAGGCTGAAACTCGAAAGCAACTCACTCCACTTGAAAAACTACGGGCGCGCACGGATTACGACAAAGGGGAAGGTTGGTCCGCGCTGCCCCATGCGGCGTTTGTCGATCTTCTGAAACTGTCCAGTGGGGAAGTCTGCCTCAAGTTTATTTGGGCCGTGAATATCGCGCTATCCTCCGGCTCGGCGCGGACTCCGCGGGAAGCATGGGATGCCTTTACGGATTTTCGATCCAGCCAAGAGTGGGCGGATTCCTGCGCGGCGAACGTCCGGGACATTCAACGGCAACTCTCCGACCTGGCAGACCGGGGCATGATCGCCGTAAAACAGATCAAGGTCGACGGCGGGGTGAAGTACGCGGTTTCCTTGCTTTATCGAAAATGGGGCGCGCTTGATTCGTTCGCGGTGTGGAAGCGCCGGCAGGTGGTTGCCATTGATGAAGCGCTGGGCACGGATGAACCAGGCGACGAAGAGTTGACGGCGATATCGAAAGATGCGGTACACCTGACCAAAAAGCCGCAGACAGTGAAACCTGGGCGGGCCTCGCGCGCTGTTAAGGTGTCGGTCGGCGTGCGGGAAATGTGCGTTGAGAATACCTCAGAAACGGTTGACGTGGTGTTTCAGAGCGTGGTAACGTCGGGGCGCCTTGTAGTTTCAATAGCCTCTCCAAAAGGCGAAAATAAAGCGAAAGGCGAAGTAAAAGAGAAGGTGGCGCGACATACATGTCGCGCGGTACCCGCAAATGAGGGTAGTAACGATACCCCCACAAGTGAGGGTACAGCGATACCCGCAAAAAAGATTGTCGATCATCCGCGTGCGGCGGAACTCGCCAAGCTGTTTGACCCGATCCTTTCTCGATGCAGGGCTGGTATTCTCTCAGTTGAACCAATCGCATGGCAGGCGGCGTGTCTCGCGGTTGCCGATTGCGACCATGATTTCCTTGTCCACTTCGCCGTCCAGCGGGCGGAACGTCCGGTAAAGTCTCCACTCCACGTCAAAACGATTTGTGCTGAAGCTCTGGCAAGCTGGCGCGCGTCCAAAGTACTCGACGGGGCCGGGTTGCCCGCTGTGTCCGCGAAAAAGAAGGGCTTTGCGGATGGCGTGATGGCGGTTTTCGAAAAACGGCTAAAGAGGGATGGCAAGGTATGAACCCCAAGGTAGTAGCTGAACTCTGCGCGGAATTAACCCTGCTTCGATTCTTTCCGTCTGATGAGAACGCACGGGCCGCACTCGTGCTCCTGATCGGCCGTATGTGCTCGACTGAGGATCAGGTCCGCTGGCTCGTGCAACGGACCTTGAACACGTGCAACGAATGGCCGGGGCCGTTGGTGCTTCGGCAGATTCTATGTTCCAAATTCAAACCTGCCGATGGGATTGAAACGGGCGGCACTTCCGCATTCCCCGACGGCGCACCATCCGAGAAACGGATCGAGGCTCCCACGATGCCTGCGCTTCCGCCTGGGCACGTGGTAAGCGCGGATCGGCAACTCGATGACGCGGTGAAATCGCTGGCGGCATCGAAAGGGTTCAAGCGGCTTGCGCTTCCGGTCGCTCCTACTCCGCGTATTCTGAAAGATCCATTGACCGCAGAGCAACGGGCCACAATTCAGGCACAGATTGACCGCGTGATGGGCAAGGTATGACGGAACCTCTTCACCCAACAGAGCAGTACATCGAAGGCCGGATCTCCTTCCATCAATCGGGAGCGGAATACTATGCACGCCAAGGGCAGGATCGGCTTGCAACGTGGTCCCGTGCGGAAGTAACGCGGTGGTCTGAGAAACTGGACGCGATGAAGAGGGTAGGGCGTGAAACAGGGGACGGCGAATGACTTGGACTTGGTTGAATCGAATCTTCCCACCACACGCTACCTGGGCGTGCTCACGATTGACCTACAGGTTTCGCCTATGGATTGCTGGCAAGGCGTACGGAGCGATAGATTGACTTGGGAGCGTGAATTCTTCCACCTTGCCGGATGCGTCCTTGCAACGAAAGAAGCGGCGCTCGACTTCCATCTACACGGCGGTTTGCTACCTGACGGCGGGCGCTACGATCTCATTGCAATATTCGTGGGGGAGTTGACGTACGCGGCTGAAATGCACTTGGTATTGAAAGAGGCGGGGATGTTGCCGGCGCAACGCTTGGCACGCTGCGCCGGTTGGTTACTTTAACGTGGACCCGTGGTACGTGATCGCGTGCGTGTGTAGTTCGCCCGCGAGGCAGACTTCCAACAGATCGACGTGAGCCAATTCGCGGCCTACGATATCGGACACCGCATCGTCAAGCATTGGCTCGACCAACTTGCGCACCTGCTCTGCAAGTTCCGCGATTTCGGCGCGTACCATCTTGCGCACGTCCTTCATCAATTGTTCCTTCATCTTGTCGAAGGGCAACCCGCCGTATCGCCAGAATGCCTTGCGGTGGTTGGGACAACAGAATTTCGCGTCCTTGTCTTGTGCGCGTTCGGGCACGAAGCTACCCCGGCAGTATTTGCAACGGCGGGGCTTCAGGAGCGTTGGTTTCTTGGAACGGGGGGTAACGGGCATGGATACCAGTTTGAGGCATCTACGCCTGAATGTCCAGCCATCTACGCCTAACATGGGGGATAAGGCCGGTGGCATTCCGGCCCGTAGCAGGTTTTGGCAGGTTTCAGGCGGTGACTAGCGGGGAGTTGGCGGGGGTTCCATTCAGTGGTGCGTACCTTCCTTGCTCGGTCAACAGGTCGCGCATATCCAGGAGCAGGGTGCCTACGCCTTCTTCGTCGTCGGGATCGAGTTCCAATCGTGCGACTCGATCCTTGATGTCCGCGTCCGGGATCAGGAAGCGCCGCGACATCTTCGCCATCAGAGCGCGTACGCTCTCGCGCATCTCCAGGAGCTTCGGGTCCTCAATCTCAAATTGCGAGATTACGATGAACCCGAGAAACTGCTGTGAGATTTGGGCAACGACGTTCATCTCCTGCGGGTGCTTCTTCTGCATGTGGTCCATCAACGCGGTTACGAACTTGACCACCTTTGCATCCGGCTGGCCGATGATCGGGATATCCAAGGCGGACGATACGAACGTCTTGGTACAGCCGGGGACTCGGCAACGGGTGGTGTAATCCAAGGTGGGGTTCATATTCTCTCCGGTGTTTCTTCGCCATCCGGTTCAACGGGGATAGCGTCAATCGGTTCCTGTTGTTCCTCTTCCGGTTTCCATGCACAGAACTCATTGACGAACTGTGCAAACGATGTCTCTCCTTCCCGTTGTGCGATGAGGGGCTTGTAGGTATCCGGGTAGAGATTCTGATACGCCGCGATGATGACGGGCGCTCCCTTCTGCCCTGGCATCCGCTGGTGCGTCAGAGTTTGAAGCTGCTTCAGTCGGTCGGGGAAGGCGTCAAACATCCATCCTGCGAAGTCGTCACCTCCGAATCCTCTGGAGTACTGGCGTAGCAAGGTCGGGTTGACCACTTCTCGCACGAACGCATCGAAGGCGGCGGCTTCATCGCGCTGCTGTACCTGGGGCTGTCCATTTGGCGCCGGGTTCGGTTGCATCGGCCCTCCGGCGTTGCGCATGGCAATCGATCCAAGGTACTGGCCTACTCCGGTTGCAAGATCGGATTCAAAAAACTTGCTTCCGAGGTCGCGGGCCACGTCCAGCCATCCGGTACGGCCGGCGCGCACGGTCTCGGCTACAGCTCCGTTGCCGCCAAGCCCGAATAGGGCCTTGAGTGGTGAAAGTTTTTCGACGGCGCCCGCGAGTTCTACTGCCTGGTCTACTAGGCTCTTGGACTGCGTGGACGGCGAGGTGGCTTGTGCGAGAGCGGCGGCGCGCATTTCCTTCATTTCTTCGCGTGCGGCCTTTAATTCATCCCGGTACATGTCGATTGCCGGGTTGTCGGCCTTGGTCTGATTCATGATCGTGAATAAGGCCGTGGCGAGTTCTAGCGGGTCCTTGGCGACGGCGGCCGGCTGGCCGGTGGGCGTCATCATTTCCTTGACGGCGCGTATCGTGTCCAGCGTCTCGCCTGCGCGCGATTGGCCACCGTTCATTTTCTCCGCGATTCGTTCAACAAGGCGGTCTGTCTCGTGTACGCCTACCCGGTCGGAGAGATCGGAGATTTTGTCTACCAGGGTTGTCACTACGCTTTCTGCCACGCTGTCACCTGCCTTTTCATCGGGCGGGAATATCCCGCGCGTTCGAAGCTCTGCCACATAGCTTTGGTTTTCGGGGTGGGTCCAATCGAGCACGCCTAGCCCTTTATCCGGGCGGCTCGGGTCCAGGATGGGCGGGTGGTCAGAGTCGTAGACCTTGACCATGAATTTGCAAAGGTTCCGGGACTGGAGGTCTGGAGCCTTTGCGCCTTTGATACCAACGTCGTTCACGAACACCTTGTATTTGCCTGACCCGTAGCGATTTAGGAATTCCCCGGCTGTGTCCTCACTGAACGGCTCGGGCGGAAGGTCAATGTACTTGATGGGGTAGCGTTTCTTGTGCTGCCGCATCAGTTCAATGTCTTCTGGCGTAACTTCCACCATCCGATTCAGTACCGGGTGCTCCCGGTTGATGTAGACGGTGAGTCGGTCCCTGAATTCCTCGGGAATCCCGCGCCAGTAGGCCATGCCTACGGCCTCTTCGCAGTATCCTCCCTTCAAGCTGGGCTTCGGGGGGATTGGGAACGGCTTCGGGTTGGTACTGCCGCTTGAAACCGGGGGCCGGGCCTCAACGGGGGGCGAATCGTCGGTCTCGGGCGGTGTTTGTGGGCTGTCGAATGGGGTCTGCGGCTCCATTTGAAGGACTTTTGTGCCGCGTTTCGCGGGCTTTTTCGGTGGATTTGCCGTGCTCATGGCCATAGTCTGTCTCAGAACGTAAATCTATTACATATTACATTACATGTTGATGCCAAAGGGGAAAACGTGGTAACTGTAGGCCGTGCATCCTCACTCTGTCGATTCACTCTCAGGGCTGTCTGTAGACTCCCCGCAGTTCCGGCAACGGGCTCCTCACATTGAATTGAGCGACGATCCGGACACGGCCACGCAACAGACAGTCCATGAAATGTGCGTGCAGATTCACCAGGCGGCAAATGATCCCGTGGTGCAATCAGCCGCGCGTGATGCACAGAGATTCCAGGGCGGGCCGGATCACTTCTCGCCGGCAGAGGCATGCTGGTGGTGGGCGAAACACTATTTGCGGTTCCGTCACCACGGCGAACAGTTTGAAGTCTGGCGCGGCGACCTGGGCGACCCTCGGAACAAGCTGCAACTCCTGATCGCGCCCGACGTGCTGGTCCGCATGTCGAGGATGGAGGGCGACTGCGCCATCTATACAATGATGCTCTGCGCCATGCTCGAAGCTCTGGACATTCAGTGGGAGATCGTTACGGCCGCCGTGGACGCGCGCCAGCCGGAGATATTCGGGCACGTGTGGCCGCGTGCCGTACTCCCCGGTGGCAATCGGGAACCTCTCGATGCGTCCCACGGCAAGTATCCGGGGTGGCAAGTCCCGGCGTACGATCTCCACCGGGTGTGGGTGTTCAACTCGGACGGGCAGCGGATCGGCGAACAGCGGGCCGGGTTCACGGGGCTCCACGCGTACCGTAGGCGGCGCGGGTTCGGGCGGCACGGTCTCGGCACAATGGTTTGCGATGATACCGGAGAGAACTGTTACGACGACGGCACAACGTACGGCGCCACGAGCGGCGGGCAATGCCCTGGGAGTCCGGGGTGTCCCGGCTACGTGGACCCGAATGCCAGCACCACCAATTTCGCATCGTTGGGGGTTAATGTTGCGACCCTCGACCCGTCTCTCATTCCTTATTCCGGGGCGCTTACCGATTCTTCCGGCACACCGTATACGGGCTCTGCCTACTCGGTGCCGTCCCAGTCGTCCGCGCAGTGGGCCGCCTTCGCTACAGCGATGGGCAAGGCCGGAATGACCCTGGCAGAGATCAATGCCATTCAGCCGGGTACGGTCGTCAGCGCGAACGGAACGATTCTGAGGCAAGCAACCGGGATCGCCGTACCGGGAACCACATTGAGCACAACGCTGGGCAGTATGTCCTCCAGCACGTTGATGATTGTCGGTGTGGTAGTGATTGGCGCTCTGCTGCTCATGGGGCGGAAGTAGCATGTACGTCGTCACACGCACGGGCTTAGGGTACTCGGGGCCGCAGTGGCGTCCGGGGTTTGGGGATGTATCGACGGGACAGGTCACCGGGAGTGCGCAAAACGCGGCCTCGGCGGTCTCGGACTTCACGTCTTCCGGTGGCGGGGCGAAGTACTTGAAGGGGTCGGGCGCGGCATTGCTCGCCGCGGCGCCGTTCGCCGGGCCAGCTGCTCCGTTCCTGGCAATCGCGGGTACGGCGCTTGAGCTGCTGGGGCAGATGGGCGTCGGCTCGGGGTGTGGTCAAAAGTGCGTGCTTTCGACAACGTACGCCAATAAGGCCGAGGCGATCTTCCAGCAAAACTGCAATACGTATTTCGCCCTGCCAGCGCCTCGGACTGTCTCTCAGCAGCAGGCGGCACTGACGATCTTCGATTCGATTTGGCTTGACCTGACGCAGCAGTGCGGCGTGGCTTCCTTGGGCGATCCCGGTAAGCGTTGTATCAGCGATCGGCAATCGGGCGCATGCACGTGGAAACAGACGGGACAGTCTCCGTGGCCTGGCGGGCCAGCTCTGGGCGCGTGCTGGAACTGGTTCAATGCCTACAGAGACCCGATAGCCAATGACCCGGTAGTGCCGGATACGGTCGCGTCATCGGTGTCGGGCGCCGCGACTACCTTGGAGTCGGCCTTGGGCGTGTCTTCATCCTCTTTAATGCCCTTGCTTCTGATCGGCGGTTTGATTGTTCTGGCGGTGAGCCTATGAGCTACCGACCAAAGCGTGGGATGGGATGGACAGTGGATTCCACGGGGTACGGTGTCCTGGCTCCCACGTACGAGAATTGCATCGGGTCGTCCGGTGTACCGGAGACGGCGTGTACTCAGCGCAACCAGGTTCTTAACGATGCGTGGGGCGCGGCGAATCTTGCGCAGTCGAACGCGAAGCATCTGTCCGATTGCCTCCAGAGCTATCCGGCCGCAACGTGCCATGCGCAGTTTGATCCGGGTGGGGCGGCTGCTGCGGTGGCGAACGCGGGGCAACCGGTGCAGGGGTATGTCGCGGCGCCGGTCGTCATTCCTCAGGTGGCCGTAGCGCAACCGGTCGCCATGCCGGTCCTTTACCCCGGCGGCTCTCCCAGCGGGCCTCCTACGGCGGGGCCGGTCGTCATCAATTCGAGCGGCGCCGCTGCCGTACCTGCGAATACGCCGGTATCGAATCCCACCGATAGCACGGGGCAGCCCATTTCTACTGCGTCCACGGGGTTCGATCTGTCTTCGATTCCGTGGTGGGGGTGGGTGGGCGCGGCGGCGGTTGCGCTGTTCGCATTCAGTAAAGGAGGTCGGTAGGATGGCCGATAACAGCGGCTTGATTAAGATTGCGGCAATTGGTGCGGCGATGTGGTTGGCCTACACCGAAGGCTGGCTTTCATTTCTTGGGATCGGCGCGGCTTCGTCCTCCGCGACCGCGGCGACAACCGGGACGCCTGCGGCCAGTGCCGTTGCCAGCCCTCCGGCTGCAAGCGTCCCGGCGATTACTTCGGCTCCTCCCGCCCCGAATCCGAAAGCGAATGTTTTGGATGGCATTTACACGGCGATGGTGAAAGCGGCTAACGCTCCCTCGGCAGGCCTCGGAGTCGACGCCTGGGGGTACTACCTGAACAACCAACTCGCGCCACTTGGATTGCAGGCTCCGGATCCGCAACCGCTGTTTTCGGACTACATCACGGCAATCAATGCGCTGGCACTTCCGGGAGCGCCCGTGCTTCCTGCGTTTGATCGGTCTACCTTTCTAGTGACGGCACCTATCTATTGGGGCGTCATGGCGCCTGCGCTTCGGACTCAGCTTGGTCTTTCCGGTCTCGGCATCTACGGCGGACTTGGGGCGCTCGTGCGGAGGTACGCATAACATGTACGTGCAATCTGGACTTGGACGCAGGGGATTGGGGGACGCGGCTTCGGATGCGGCGACTTACGCGGCGCTGTTGGCGGCGGGGAATCCCACGTGTACGTGCTACATGGGCTCCTGCTTAGAGAGCGGCAATTCGTGCTCATCGCCAGCCGTTACGCCCACGCCAACGTCTCTGACGGCATCGTCCCTGACGGCATGGCTGAACAGCAACAGCACGTACCTTTGCATTGGTGTGGTGGCTGCGCTTGGATTACTGATGCTTGGGAAGGCACGATGACACCAGCCACTCAAGGTCCGATCCATTTCAAACCGATGCACGGGTGTCTCTCGGTCGGTCAAAAGCTGTTCGATGCTTTTGGCCTCGGCGCATGGTGGGCCGGGGAAGACAACTTCGAAGGCGTCATCCGGGACAAGCTGAGGCAGTTGGGCGTGCCGGATCGGCCTATCGCCTTGAGTGGTCCGCAGTCCATGACACCTCGGCAGATGGCCGAAGAATCGGGATTCCTGAAGAAGGCGCGGCCCCACCGGAGGCTTAAAACGTAGCATGGCGATTCGGTTCAAACGCGGGCTGGGTGTGACGACATACGAGTGTCAAGCTGTCCAGGATAGCTCCGACCCGATGAGCGCCAAGATTTCTTTGCCGTGCATGTGGGCGGCGATCTTCGGCTACAGCAATTCCGAGATTGGGGTTCCACCGGCTCCCACGGGGGCGGCGTTGACGGTTCCGCCGGTGTCGGGTACGGATGCGGCGGCGTTGGCGCAATCGCTCTCCGATCAGCAGGTAGTGGCACAGCAAGCGGTGAACGCGGCGGGTGTGCAAACCAACATTGTCGATCAGGCGGCAAGCGGGATCGTGGATACAACGAACTCGTTAACGGATAGCTTGACTTCGTTGCTTCCGTGGATCTTGGGCGCGGCGGGTTTGCTCGTGTTCGGCATGGTCACAATGGGTAGTGGATCGGCACGGAGGTATGGACGATGAGGTCCTGGATTAAGCGCATGGCTTTCTTGCACTGTTCGGATGATCTCCGGCAGTACACGCGGAGCATTGGTTCCAGGGCGCGGAAGAGATTGAATGCACTTGCCGAAGGGTGGGACTACCGATGATGCAACTCTGCGGGCAATGTGCTCAACAGGTTGTCCAGGCGGCTCCTTCGCTGGCTCCGCTTCTGTGGCTGGCGCTCGCCGCAGTGACCACGGCTGTCGTCAGTGGTGCTGGCAAGAAAAAGGGAAAGGGGAAATAGGAATGGCTTACCGTACAGCATCACAGATTGGACCTCCGGTGAGCATGACTACCGGGCTCAGTGGTTGCGGCAAGGGGATGGGCTGCGGGTGCGCGGGCATGGGCTGCGCCGGCCTCGGTCTGTTCGATTCAGGCATGGACTTCACGACATGGGGCGCTCCAGAGTGGGGCATCGTCATCACCGGGATTTACACACTTTTCTCAATCTTCGGCGATACAAAGCGCGGGGCGCAGCGCGTCAAGGGAACTGTGACCGGAGCGTACCGGGGCGCGAGAAGCTCAGGGCGGGATTCAGGCGGGAGCAAACGGAAGCGCAATCCAGGCCGGCGAAGGGCGAGACGGTAACCGTTCATGATGCTCCTCCAAGCAGATCCGATTCAGGTAGGACAGTGGGCCGTTTCCTTGACCACGCTCGGGCTGGTTCTGAAGTTGACATTCAGCGCGGGTAAGCTGGTGGAAAAGGTGGACGGGCATTCCTGGCGGATCACGGCGCACGATGCGCGCCTGGATCATTTGGAAGCGTCGAAGTGTCCGCATCCGCAGTGTCCGTTACTGCGGGGCCCGTTGGCTCCGGAGCATGAGCGCGAAGGGTAAGTATGGCAGCGCATCAGGTCAACATTACGGATAGGGCGAAACGGTACCGGGGTCATGCGGTGAGAATCAATCGCCGTGGCTGGACCGTGGATCTGTTGGGGTTGAAGCGCGACATTGCAGAGGGCACGCTGAAGGCAGAGGATCGGGACTTTATCGAGAAGGTCCTGCCGAGGTTTTGCGACTTTGCGGCGGGCACAATTGATAGTTGGCCGGTGAAAGCATCATGAGTTACAGATTGCGCGGATTCGGCGATGCGGCGGCAACGGCTATTGCAACGCCGCTTGTCATCACGCCAACAGCCCCGATGTCCGCTACTCAGAGTACACTGGTGAGCCTTTATAGTTGGCCATTGACTCAACTATGCAAAGTGATGCCACAGCCTACCGCCGCGAACCCACAGCCAGCCTTTTCAAGCATCTGTGAAGGCGGTTTCGGTTTTAACCCAGTGGCGATTGTGCTTCCTGGATTGATATGGGGGGCGGTCGCCTATGTGCTGTTTTTCAGGGGGCGACGGTGATGGCAGCACGCGCGGTCAACATCACGGATAGGGCACACCGATATCGAGCGAATAAACTCGCGCCGGTCGCGGGGAAGAAGTGCCTGCTCTGTGGCTCGACCAAGAACCTCGTGCCTGACCATTGGGACGGGCATCCCGACCATACGAACCCGGCGAATCTCGAAGTGCTGTGCAAGTCCTGCAACACGGCCAAGGGTGCGGCCTTTGCCAAGGCGGGCCGGGGCCGGTTGACGAATCAATACAACCCGACGGTCGCGGGTTCCTGGGAAGTCGCCTTGAAAGACACGCGCACGGGCAGGTTGTTCTATGTCACGGTGGATGCTCTAAACCGTGAGGCAGCGATCCGGAAGGCCAAGGCTGGGTTACCTGCAACGTCAGTACATGGCGTGCCTCGCCGCATTGATGAACGCCAGTACAATCCGACGAAGGGCGGCGGGGCGGCCAACGTGGGCGAGTGGATGAACGCGGTAGGCGCCATCACGCCGCACGTGGACCGTGGCGACCGTGGGCTCTCTACCACCATGAGCACGCGGGATGCGGTGGACATGATCCGCGCGACTCCGCAGAGCAAGCGGCGCGACTTCGCCGCGAAACTGGGGCGGCGCAACCCGGCGATTCGTGAAAACCTTTTCGGCTTCGGGGCGAAGCCCGCGCCGGTCACGCGCAAGCGGCGCGGTGGCCTGACGTTGAGTGAGGCGGCCTCGGCAGCAACGAAGGCGGGCCGGAAGTCGCGCGACATGTCCGACTTTGACGACTGGTTGGAATCGAAACGGCTGGGCGATCGCTCGGATGGTTTCGTCTCGCGAGTGCGCGATTCCTACAAGCGCGGAGTAGACGCGGCGGAAGCGGACGAAAAGAACACGGAGTACTTGCAGTCCCTGCCCAAGTTGCGCGCATCGAAGTCCGCCACGTTTAAGGGCCGCGCCATCAAGCCGACCGAGGGCGGCTCCTGGGTGGTTCCGTCCATCGACAAAGAGAGCGAGTTCGATACCTTGCAGGATGCGAAAGCATTCATCACGTCGTGGAAGCGGAACCCGGCCAAGGGCGCGGCGGAAGTCTACGAAGAGTTCCACGGCTTCAAACCTTCGGAAGTGGTGACAGTCACCAAGAAGATTCACTACCATGCGCAACTGGCGGCGGCTGGTCTCCTGACGCACTTGGACGTGTGGGGCATCGACCGCAAGGGCCATCGGATCGAGGGCTTTAAAGGAGCCTTCCTTGCGTTCAATGAAACGAAGAATCAGCTTTTTGTGGAAGGTGGCGATCAGTCTGTTAACCTTGAGGATTTTGGGATTGATCCTCCACACGAACTGGAAACCCTGGGACGGTTGACCGACATCGGGTACAAAACGAATAAGACGCACCTGGGAGATGAAGGCGGCGAGGCGGTGTACGTCCACAAGTTCCGGACCACGAACGATAACGGAAAGCACGTCACGGTGAGAATCGCACGGTACCCGGATCTGATTTACGACGTGCGGAACGCACAGCTTTTGTTCTCGGGTGGGAGTTATGAAATTCTGCGGGAGGGCATTAACAAATGAGGTCGATTCGTGAAATTAGGAGAACAGGTGCCCGTACGCCTGCTGAACTGAAACGGTTCTGGAAAGATCGCGACAAAGCGATGCGCGAGGGTGACAAACGCGGCACTAAAGCCTACATGGACCGAATGGCCGCGCCTACGCCGCGCAAGAACCCTACCAAAGCTCAGAAGCGTGAGAAGGCGAAGAGGAAAGCGACGGAGCGCCGTCTTGCGGAAGCTCTCAAGAACTTCGTGCGCAAGGCGAACCCTGCAGCAAAGGGTGTGGTGAGGGCGACCAAGGTCAAGGGCGGATGGAATGTTCGGGTAGTGGATGTGCGGAGGTCCAAGTAGTGGCAGGACGTCCCACCATCGTACATAGTTGGCTCCCGGACGGCACGGAGAGCGAGCGAGTGACTTCAAGTTTCAAGGGGGAAATAGAAATGGATGTGAAAAAGGTTCTCGACACAATGGCACCGCAGCACTCGGAGTTGGTATCCGTGCTGCGTGATTTGGACGCCAGGCTGACGGCGCAGGCGAAACCCGCGCCGGTTGTACCGGATGCGGCATTGACGGCGCGCGTTGCGGCGCTGGAAGCGAAGGCGAAAGCCGTTGCGGCGGTAGACGCCAAGTAGCACGAGTTTGTAAGGCTTCCTTCCGGGTTCCGGCCGGTTCCAGGGGGGTTGAGTAAACCAGAATCGCGGCTTTCTAGAAAGGGCCGCTTGGGTGGAGAGATCCATCTGAGCGGCCCTTTCCGCGTTTCTGGGGGAGCAAAAAGTTTGAGTAGAAGTACCCCGAACGGGGAGAAGGAGTAAGAAGAATGCCAGCAGGAACAGTTTCATACGTTACCCCCGTATCGGGGGCCACGGGTCCCACCGTCGCGCAGTCCTCGCAGGTCAACGAAGTAATTGCGGACATTGCATTCGCGGATGGGAACACGGTCGCAAACATCGTTCACAATTTGGGACTGAGCGCGGCCGGCGCCGATGGCCGGCCTCGGATCTCGGCCTACACCAAGGTGAGCGGGGCGGCGCTCAACAATGTCGCAATCGCGGTAGTGGATGCCAACACGGTATCCGTCACCCCCACCTTGACCTCAGTGGGTACCGGGCTGACGGTGCGCGTCAGTTGTCAACGGCCGCACTCGATCACGCGATAGAGGAGGTCCGTCATGGCCTACTCGGTCGTCGATACGCATATTCAGAATCCGGCCAGAGCCGGGAAGGGGAAGAAACGCATGGCAAAGACTCGCCGCAAAATGAGCGCGAAACAGATCAAGCATTTTGGGACCAAGCGCCAGAAAGCGGCGCTAAAGGCCAGACGTCACGCACCCGCGAGAAAGCGCAATCCGCCGAAGGGCGGGGGCCGCGTCATCAGCGGGTACGGCTCGACCGTGATGAATCCGCGTCGGCGCAAGCGCAATCCTGGCGGTTCTCACAAGATCGTCATCAACGGCGCCCGCAAGCGCAAAAACAGTTCGCATCGTCGCAGGACGAAGCGGAACCCGGAGCTCGTGAGTTTCTTGCTCGGGAATCCAGCAAAAAGGAGCAGTAAAGGCATGGCACGAAGCAGACGAAAGACGAAGCGCGCCGCCTCCCATCGCAGCAACGCTGGGACCCGGCGCAGGAGAGTAATTAAACACGTGGCGCATCGCCGCCGGAGTGTTCGCAATCCGGGTGGGATGCCGCTCAAGGACTTCATGTGGGGCGGCATCGGCGGCCTGGCCGGGTTCGTTGGCTCGGCGGCGATTCCGCAGCTGCTCATGAGCTCGAGCAACACCGGGGTAACCGGGTACGCCATGACGGCGGCGGCCACCATCGGACTCACGATCCTGGCTCACATGTTCGTCAAAAACAAGGCCGTGACGTTCGGCGTGGGCATCGGCGGCGCCATGAACCTGTTGCGGCGCGTCATCACCGATCAGACGCCCTTCGGGTCGTACCTGTCCTCCAGCGGCATGGGCGACTACATGGTAGCCAACTGGGGACCACCCAGGATGCAGAACGGTCTGCATTCGGCAATGGCGGAATCTCCCGGTACTCCGTGGAGCGGAGCGGCGATCGGGACTTCCTCGGGCATCGGACTTCAGGACATGTCCGATATCCGGTCGGGCCGTCCCTGCTAAACGCATCGTGTGATTTCGGGGCGCGTGTGAAATAGGGTCGCGCGCCCTTCACCAAAACCTTTAACAAACGTCCTATTTCCCTCGCGTAAGGGGTGGACGGGGAGTAAATGAAATGGCAGCTTTGACGACGAAGAATGGCGCGCCGGTGGCCGCGGGCGCCTCGGTCAATCCCGGTGGAGCCGACATCAACGCCCTTCTGGGCGGCATCGTGGACCGCAAGAAGTGGTACTGGTACGACACCCTGAAGTTCGCACCGGGTGTCACCGTGCAAGCGCAGGAATACAACTTCTTTGCGACGGCACAAGGGCAACCCGACCCGTACAACAACAATCAACCGAAATCGTACCTGGATACCAACATCACGCCTCCTGGCGGACAGTTCTCCAGTCCGTACGACTGCGTGCTGACCAACCTGGGGTTCAAGTACTCCTCGGACATGGTGTTGTACGACATCATCCAAATCGAGAAGTACGGATTTTTCAAATTCAACATTTTGGAGAAAATATTCTTCAAGGGACACGTGTGGCGGCATCCTCCGGGGGCCGGCATTTCGGGCGCCACGTCGAACACGTCTCAGGCTGTCTGGAACAACGGCGTACCCGATCCGGGCGCAATCTACTACTTCGGCCAATGGTCGAAGTACATTCCGCCACTGACCACCTTCGGCCTCACGCTTCAGTGGTTCCAGACGGTCGGACAAGCGACTCAGGGCAACACTGGCGCAACGCTGGGCGCCACCGCTCAGGCGTTCGCTCAGTCGGCGGCCGCGCTGCCCACGTTCGCCACGGTCGCCCAGGGCGGCAATGGAGTATGGCTCCAGGCAATCATGAACGGTCTTTCGGACGGTCCTGTCCAGTAGAGGTGGTAAGGTAGTAATCGTGCTGGGGAGCGTACTCCGTTATTCCGGCCAAAGCGATGCGGCTTGGATTTCCGCTCAGGCGCTCCCCGGCGTGATCCATAGAGGATTTCAGCCATGTACGTACGCGACACAGATCCGTTACCGTGCATTCTGCAACAACCGACGCAGGCGCAAGCGGCCTACGATGCGCAGGTTGTGCAGAACATGGAAAATTCCGTCAATAACGCGTACGCGGCATCGCAGATGATCGCCGGGCCGGAATCCTTCGCTGACTTTGGCCCTATCGTCCAACTGGACGTGGCGCTACAGCAGGCCAACATGGGGGCGGCCAATAGTACGGCGGCCTCCATCGTTTCCGGTTCAATCCCTTCCCCTTCCGCTCCCGCTCCGCGTGGTCCCCGCGTGTTCGCGCTGAATGTTGACCAAGCCGAATACGCGGGGTGCTCTCGCGGTGGGGCAAGCTACCTGCCGGCGAGGGTGCAACCGCCTCAGCCGGTCACCATGCCGGCGCGCGTGGCGGGTGACGTCGGGCTTGTGGTGCCAGCGTCACCGGGTACGGCGCCGAAGTACTCCAACCTCTGCTGGGCCTTGCACAATGGAGAAATCACGCAGGATCAATTTGACCTGGTGACGTACGGCAAACTGTACCGGACGTGCGCGGCACTGGGATATACGCAAGGATGCTCGCCACCTACGGCTGTAGCGGCGTGGATCATGCAACAAAGGGCGGCGGGCACGCTACCACACATCAACGTCTCGGATGCGGAGCTCGCGGCGATTCCCCACGCTCCCGACATGACCAATATGGGATGCTCGCAAGCGTTGATAGCCGGAGGCGGCATGGGCACGTGGGGAGATGCGGGGGGCGATCCGTCCACGTACGGCTGGCCGCGCCGCAGATCTCAGATGAACTGGTCGGCCCTTTTGTTTTTGGGGGCTGTGGGTGTAGGCTTGTACGTGATGGCAGAGAAGAAAAGTGGACGCCGGTAGGTTCGAACGATGAGCAGCGTACTCAAGTTATGGGAGGTGTTCTCAGGCAGTCAGTCGATCGCTCTAGTCCGGGCGGATACGAAGACTGAAGCGATCCGCAGAGCGCGTTCCGAGGTGAGAGGTTCGCCGTATCCAAGCAAGGGATTGACAGTGCGGTTCAAGGGCTATTATGACGGGCCGGATTCACGAACGCCGGGACGAAAAATTGGCAACCCCGCCAAGACCCAGAAGCGGTTACGCAATTTCACGGGTACGGTTACCCGACTGGCGAACGGCTCGGTTGTAGTGAAGGGGGTACAGCGGTGAACATGCGGTGGGCGTATTGGCGAGCGCGCGCTTCTATCCGGAATGCTTGCCGCTGGCTTTACCTGTTACCGATGCTGCTTCATGTGATTTCATGGGATGAGTTTGAGGCATGCTTGTCAACACTGGACAAAGCAGACTACGCTGAAATGGACAACTGGTGCGCAGCGTATCTCGCCGCGAAGGGGTTCAAATAGCCATATGGACGCCGGTAAATTCCAACCTGGTGTAGGCTTGTACGTGATGGCAGGCAAGAAATGAACAACAGCGGATGGCTTATGTTGCTGCTGGTTGCTGGCGTCGGGTACTGGTGGATCTCGACGCGCCCCGGTGATCCGTTGAGCGTCGGCGTACCGCCTGGATCGCTGAGCGGTTGGAGGATCGATATCGATGGACGCCGGTAAATTCCAACTCGTCACCGAAGCCGATGTTGTCCTGTCGAACTGTGGCCGGTTCGTCCCTCCCGTGGGGTCGGTGGTCTACATCCCGCACGCGTTCTTACTTCAGGCCGTCTTGGGTGTCGGGGCGAACAACGTCTTCTACATAGAGGTCACCGGGGATACCACGTGGTGCTGGCGCTCAATCTCGATAGCCCTGTCGGGGAATGCTCCAGCGGTCTACGCTCAGGTGCTCAAGCCGGATGGGCACTTCCTGTTCAACGGGCTGATGGATCTCACACAGGTGGCCGGGTTCGGCTCGAATCGGTTCCTGTTGACTCGGGAACTCGAAGTTCCTCCGGGGTCCAAGATCCAACTGACGCTTGACGATCACTACCCCGCTGCTGCTGCGGTACAGCCGGTTTCTTTCCTTGCCGAAGGCGCGTACGCCTACTACCTGAAGAACGGCCGGCGGTCGTCCGTTCAACAGGAAGCCTCGCAAATGGAGCGCATCACCGGGACGGTGAACCAGAACCTCATGGCTCCGTGCTGGATGTCGGGGAACGGACCTAAGACTCCTCACGGTTTCAGGGATGAACAGTTCACTTATGGCAACGGTGTTTCCAACGTGGCCACGGTGACACTGGGCGGCAACCTGGCGGCCAAGTGCTCCATCCAAATCGACAACAGCGAAGACTTTGAAGTACGGCGCTTTTTGTTCGATGTGACGAAGGACGCCGGGGTCACCGGGGGCACGTTTACCGGGCGGATTAGGAATGGCTCAGGCTACGCGTTCACGGATGATTACATCGACCTTCCGCGTTATCTGGGGTCTTCGTACTGGGCGAAAGACTGGCACCTGAAGCGCGGCGATCAGATTCTCTTTGACCTTGTACTTGTGGACGGGGCCGGGGCGGGGAATATGTCGATTGAGGTTTTTGCCGAAGGCGTGAAGCGTCGGAGGGCCGCATGAAACGGCGCGTCTATTACTTTATCTGCCGCCTGTGCGCGCGCCGTCTGCCCGAGGTGACGTGGTGGAACGTCTGTAAGCGATTGTGCGACGACTGCTATCACCCCGAGGTGCAAGCGTGAGTTACGTACTTCCGGACTTCCGGATCAAGTTACGGGACTGCTACGATAACGATCTGATGGATTCGATGGTGGCGGCCGTCGAATGCGGCTTCCCGCAGAACCCCCTGAACTTCCTGGGGCAATTGTTGACGGGGCCTCCAGTGCCTCTCGATGGGCCGGATGAAGGGATCTACTGTCCGCGTGGGGGAATCATTCAGGCATTCATTAAGGGTGGCGCATCGTTGCCTGGGCCTAACGGGTGTCCACCAATCGGCGGTAATTTACTGAGCATTTCGCTGTACGGAGTGAAGCGGTACGCGGAATGTGAACAGGGGTTTGCGGGCCACTTTCAATCGAGCCAAGGGGCGGGGAAAATCGTGGGCTACCGCCCGCAGTTCGCCTACCCTACGTCTCGTGGGTGCCGGGATGAGGACTTCGTGTACTACTTTGACGGGTCCAACGTCCCATTGCTGGCTAACGGGCTCGCGGCTGGGGTCGAGATCGACTACATCCCTCTGCCGTTGGATCAGGATGCGCCGTTCTACTGGCGCGGGTGGAAAGTCGGATTGTTTATTACTTCGAGGCCCGTACAATGAGCCTACCTCTGGTCAGTTGCATCATGCCCACGAAGAACAGGCGCGAATTTGTGCCGAAGGCGATTGAGTACTTCTTGCGGCAGACGTACCCGAACAAAGAGTTAGTGATTGGCGCGGAGGTTTTTGACCCGTCTCCCTGGATTCGGCTTAACGGTGTGCGAGCATTTGTGTGCCGTGACGGGCTGACGCTCGGGGCCAAGCGCAACTGGTGCGTGGAGCATTCGCAGGGCGATCTGATCGCACATTGGGATGATGACGACCGGTACGGGCCGACCCGGCTTGCGCACCAAGTTGAATTGATGCAGACTTGTCATGCTGAGGTGTGCGGCGTTGGCGCGCCTTTGTTTTACGACCTTGCTGCGGGGAAGGCGTTCCGGTACACATACCCCGGACCGGGAGCGTACATCTACAGCGCAACGCTGATGTACACGCGCGATTACTGGGCAAGATCTCCGTTTCCGGATGTCCAGGTGGGCGCGTCTACTCCGTTCGTGTGCGGGCCGGGACGGTTGGATAAATCGGCGGGTGATTTTGGGGATTGGTACGTGGGTATCGCGCATTCCTCCAATAATTCACCCAAGCGGTTTGAGGCGAGCGAATTCACTCAATGGCATGGCGACATCGAAGGGCGCCTCGGTGCCGACTGGCCTTTCTACCAGGGCTTGCGTGAGCGCATGGGGGTAGCGGCGTGAACGGTCTGATTGAGCGTCATCACGATTACGTCCTCGGGCCGAACCAGGACCCTCGGCTTGCCTCGGTCGCCGCCGGGGCGGCGTTCTCGCTCTCCTTGTACATCGATACCGATGCCCCCTTCGCTCTGAGATCAAGGGCCATGCGGGTGAGTTATACCACCGTCCCATCTCCCCGCGTGCAGGCGTATTTGAATTCCCTTCTGCTTCGTTGGGCCGGGCCGGATCGCAATTTCTTCTCTCAAAATCTCGTGAGGCAATCGCTGTTGGCTCCGTACTTTGGCCAACTGGGGAACCCGATACCCGTTTATCCCCAGGTGGTCTACCCGAGAGGTGCGGAGATCCGGGTCGACATCCTGAACGATGGGACGAACCCCCTTACCAATTTGACTCTGTATTTCCGGGGGGTCAAACTGTTCGCGCCTGGCGCGGTGAAGTCGTACATGTACCCGGACAATGTGGGCCTGTTGCCCTTCATCTACCCCCAAGGGCGGCGGAACGATGCGGACGGCAGTGTTTTGGTACGGGACGTACAGGTGATCCAGGGGCCACTACGCCAAACGTTCCAGTGCAAGCCCGATGCGGACTTTGTATTAAGGGCAGGGCAGGCGGGGTTGCCGTTCTCCACCACGCCGGTAAACGAGGTCTTCATTCGGCTATTGGATGAAGACGAGAAGCCGTACTCGAACGATGCGGTTCACATGGACGTGCTCTTCGGCAACTCGGCCATGCCTGCCATGTTCTACCCGTACGGGGCGGCGGGTTTCACCAACGTGCAACCAATCGGCGCGGGGCCGAACTCTCCGGGCTTGGTTTACCCTGAGATTTACGTCCCCAAAAATCACCTGATGTACATGGACGTGTCGCGCGATGATTCGGCGTATGGGGGCGCGGTGCCGATCAACTTGCCTGTTCAATTCATCGGAATGAAGGTGTTCCAGAAATGATCCGACTTCCCATTTCGCCTCTTTCGTTGGACTGCCTGACGCGTGATTACTGGGGCGCATTCGACCCTTGCGCGATCGCGCAGCTTGCGCCGCTGGCTGAGAACACCTGCTATCAGCCGAAATTCTACAAGGCTCCCGAGACATCGGATGAAGTCTTGGCGGCCAACGGGTACGCGTCCTACGGCCTGAAGATTACGCCGGGGTCGATCATCTACGCAATCTATCTGCCTCCGGCACCTCTGGCCTCCCCTTTGCCTCCGCAGTTCAATGTCCAGATCACGGACCAAAGTCTCAAGATGCCGTGGTATGACCAGCCGGTACCCAGCTACTTCATAGGGAATTGCAAACCCACGTACCTGTCCAGCTCGCAGGACATCATAGGCTCGGCGCCGACTTTCCTGGTCGCGCCGTACCCCGTGGTGGGCAACGGGCTTTTCCTTGTCGAGATTTGGGAAACCTCGGGCGCAGAGCAGCGCATCGAGCTCGTGTTTGGGGTGTTGGAACCTGTGGAGGGCTGCTCATGATGAAGACTCGCGTCAACGGCGGGCCGGTGCTCCAAGGTCCCGCGGCGATCCACGCGGCGCAAGCTCTGCGGGAACAGATCGCGGCGGATACTCAGTGGCCCTACCCCTGGTCGTATCCGCCTCCTGGCGCTACTCGGGTTACGGCCGGGGCCGATGCTTCCGGCTCGCTTCTGGTCCCGGCGGCCGCTACTCCCACCGAAGGGTTGTTCTACAAGGTCTCCGACGGCTTCCAATTCGCCTTGACAGAGTTGGTAGTCGAATACCTGAACGATGGCGCGGCCGGCAACTGGAAGCCGGGGGCCGCTACGTGGTCACTCACCCGCAATCAGCCGGTGGGCGTCTTCACGTTCCAGGGATCTCCCGTGCAGGGATTGACGAATGTGGATGTGGGCCTCGGCACACTTCAGATTCCGTGGCCGCTTGAATGCGCCGAACTCTTCCAGCCGAACGATGAACTGCGGGTGGTCTTCACCAACGACTCAATCGGCGTGGGTGATCCGAACTACTTCAAGGCCATCCTGTTGGGCTGGAAGTGGCCGGTAGCGTAGTACCTCTGTGACTTTTCTCTCCCTCTGAAGTGGTGGTATGCTCTTGGCATGTCACCCGAAGATCACCCTGCCATTCTCGAAATGCCCTACCACAAGTTTAAGCCGTCCGAATTCCCCGGTGGAGAAGGACGGTGCGACTTCTGCGGTGGGGGAGAAGGGGCAGAGGTCCATCAGAAGCCGGTAGACCAGATGGCACGGATTGCCGATGCGCTGGAAGGGATACTTGAGGTCCTGACGCAACGGAACGATTGGGAAGCGGACGACCGCCTTGTTATCGCCATCAATGAGCGCGTGAGGGACGGGCAATGACGCAGAACGATTACGCCACCTTCATCTACTACTTCGGCGCACGGGAGAAGTCGAAAGCGGAAGTAGCAGAGTTGATCTCGGACACGCTCCGGACGTTGCGTGACGCGGAGTGGGCCTGGCCGGAAGGGGCGCGGTTGCCTATTGCTGGTGCCGTCCTCGCTTTCGAGACGATGTATCCCGACCGTGCGGCCGGTTGGCGGCGGGAATTCCCATCGCTCTACGCTCGCGTCATGCCAGCGATGGAGAACAACCCGGACGATCCGCAATGGATCGAATTTCACATTGCACAGTGGTACCTGTTGCGGCGGGAGTCTTCGTTGGATTCCATCTTGGACCTGATTGCGGACTTCACGCATTCTTTTGCGATGCGTCAGAAGATCGAGACGGCCATTGGGCAATCGATCCCTTTGCGTAAAGCTTTCCAGGCGGCCAAGCGGGCGCGGGAAGCCTCGATGCTCATTCAGTAGGAGGTTTCAAATGGAAGGTATAGACATCGATTCTATCGTCCGCAAAGCGGTTGCGGAGTATCGGCGGCAAGAGCGGGAGCACGTTGAAGCGACGGCCGCTCAATCCATCAACGAGAAACAGCGGGAACTCGAATGCCGCTTTGGCGAGTTGGCATGCCGCCTTGGCGAGGTGGCGCGGCGGGTCTTTGCGATTGAAGACGTCATGCAACACCACGGGAGATCGAATGCCGAACGCTGACGACGTGCTGTACTCGGCTGGCAACCCTCACGTGCCCTATGCCGCGATACCACCAAGTCCGTTCTTTGGAAGACGAACAACGGAGAGCAGACCGGGGCCTATCCAAAGACAGTCTTGAAGCTGGGGACATCGTCAGGCATCATTTCAACCATGAGAACGATTAAAGACAATTCGGGAGATCAAATGGCGAACGCTGAGAAGGTTCTGTACACGGCTGGCAATCCGCACGTGCCGTACGCCGCGATACCGGCGGAATCGGTCTACATGGAGTTGGACCGGGAAAACTCTCGGCTGATCTACGCCAGAGCGGAACTGCAGGGCGAGTTGAACGAAGCGCGGGAAGCGTTGAAGGCGGCAAGGTTCCGTGTGCTCTGTCTCGGCGTGGTAGTTGGACTCTACACGGCCGGCGGGCTCATCACGATTGCGGTCCTGCTTTTGCGTTGAAATCGTGCCACCTTCCCGCCGTGTATCGCGCGTTTCCGACGTGCTCTGAAGCCTCACATTAAAAGTAGACATAACGTCCGCTATCGGCAACAGACCCTCTTTTGTGGGGTATTCCGGCACTTTGGCGGGCCTCTGGAATCCGCCACGCAACGCGGTGGTACCGGGGCCTCTCAGGAGCGTCCACGAAACCCTGAAGCGCGGGCGAATCGGCCTGTACGGTTTCCCAGGTATGGGTGTACAATTCGGGTGTGGTCATCATTGCAACCGTGCTCATCGGACTCATTGGCGCACTGATTCTGTTGCTGCTGTTTGAAGGGTGGGAGTGATGTACCGTCTCCGTGGCATGAATCCTCAGGTGCCCATTGCTACGGGCCGGGTGCCTTGTCCGAATCCTCCCCGTGGTGGCTGGAGAGTCGGCCCGTACCGGCGTGGCACGGGTTGGGCTATGCGATGGGCCGATCTCACCACGAGCACGCGTACCTATCGCACGAGAGCGGGCTGTCTGCGCGTCTGCCGGGGGAAGCACTGATGTACCGTCTTCGTGGCATGGGTTCCACCTCTCTGGCGCAAGCGATCTTCCGCCAAGAGGGCACCATCGACAGCTCGGGGAACTGGGTAGCGTCTTCCTTGGGGTACCGGCTGAACAACCCCGGCAATCTGAACTATGCGGGCCAGCCGGGGGCTTCACCATCAGGGCAGGGGAACGGGTCGGAAGCGCAATTTGCCACGATGGATCAGGGGATCGCGGCGACGAATGCGCAGCTTGCAAAGGATGCGGGCCGGGGCCTGACAATCTCTCAGGAGTTTACGAAATGGGCGACGGGGAACAATGCGGCCTACATCGCGGATGTCTCGGCATGGACGGGGTACGACCCTTCGACGCCAATCTCCACGGTACTGGCCGGGGGCGATCCGACCGTTTCCCCGGCTCCAGTGGATGATTCCGGCTCAATCCCGCTCGATACGGGCACTGTGAGCGATTCTTGGGACCTGTCTGATACTTCCGGGTCAGGATTGAGTACAGGGGTCCTGGTGGCCTTGGGATTAGCAGCAGTGGTGGGATTATGGGCGATTGCGTCATGATGGCTTCGATTTTCGTTGTGGTCACCATCGCTTGCTCTTTTGCCTTCTACTTCCTGGGCCGGTCGCATTCCGAGGAAACAAGCTATCAGCGGGGCTTTGATGACGGTTTCGCTGTGAAATATCCGGATCTCAGTCGGCCATGCGGTGACAGACTAAACCCGCATCAGTTCGGCAAGTGGCGCGAGTGGGGTTCCGTCGGCTGGGACTTGATTATGGTCAAGAATTGCACGCGGTGCGGTGACATATGCAAGAAGACAGAAACTCTCAAATATCATTGAGTTTGCCCATAAAATGCCAAATCCCAGGCGAGGTTCCAGGGTCAAGCGCGGTTGACACCCCCTCAGCACTTTTAGGCTTACCTCTGACATTTTGGGAATTCTTGGGGAACTTGGACCCTGTGATCGTGCGGTTGCGGCAGGGATGGAGGCTGAAACGTGAGCTATAGACCATTGGTTTCCAGTGTGCTGCCCTGGATACGGGCGCTGTGAGCGATTCTTGGGATTTGTCTGATGGTTCTGGCTCATCTTTGAGTACAGGGGTCCTGGTGGCCTTGGGATTAGCAGCAGTGGTGGGATTATGGGCGATTGCCAGTTGAGATCTTTCCGGTATACAATCTGGACGTGAGCATTTCACTTAAGCTGGCGGACATCGGCAGGATGCTGGTAGCTCGCTGTTCATCCCGTTTCGGGTTGGGAATCTTCCGCCTTCGGTATTTGCTTGGCGTCTACGGGCCACGGCTGGGTATGGCGTGGTGGTTGCGTCAGTCGCGCATGATCTGCCGTCACTACTGGGGGCTTGGCTAATGGCGTGGCCCTGGCACAATCCCGTGATTCGATGCGCAGAATTGAACGCCATGTCGGAGGCGATGTGGCGGCGGCGTTCACTCTCACTGTTCGACAAGATCACCGTCCGGTTCACGGACGGGCAATACGTCTGCGTTCGCCACGGTCACCCGGAAGAGTACAAGTTTGAGAAGTACCGCGCTGCCGAAAACTGGCTGGCAAAATTCTATGACGGCCTGCTCTATGGCTCCGGCGCGCCGGATGACATCTTCATGGACGCGCTGAAGGGTGTGAGCGCGGGACATCGCAAAGCGCCTGTAAATCGGAGGATCTGACGAGGCTGTGTGGGCGGTTGCGTCCTAGTTCTGAAGTCCTGGTATCCCTTTTCACATCTGGTACCCCTTCCTTGCAATCCGTACACTTTAGACCATTGGTTTCGTGTGTGCTCCCTCTATTATCGAAAGGTAAGAGGTGCTCCATGCTCATTCTCGTGTTTTCGGCTCTTACGGCCCTGGCCGCTGGCGCTCTGGCCTACCGGCTGCGGCGGGTGAGGTAACCAAATGATCATTTTGATTCTGCTTTTGCTCGTCCTGTTCGGTTTCGGCGGCGGATACTGGGGCGGCAACCGATACCCCGGCTACGGCCCGCATTTCGGCCTGGGTACGGTCCTGGTGATCTGCCTGATAATTTGGCTCCTAGGCGGATTTGGCGGGTTCCACACGCCACTGTTGCGGTAAGGTGGTATTCTCAAAGTCGAAATGAGAATTGAACCCCAAGAGCTTTTTGAGCTTCTGGATTGCTTTTACGAACGCATCACCGGACCGTGCTGTTGCGGCCACAGACACCAGAGAGCGCGTCACCTGGCGTTTGAGATCAGCGGGCGCGAATTCAAAATCAAAGGACAAAACATGACTTTCACGATGGCGCCCCTGAATGCAGCGGGCGCCCCCTCAACCGTTACCGTGATCGGCTCGCCGATTACAGGCCAAACCAACCCGGACGGTACCCCCGTTCCCAGCAAGGCCACGTTGTCGAATGTGACCTACACGTCTTCCGATCCGACTGTCGGCACGGTCGCGGTCGATCCGGCCACTCCGAACGGCGCGATTATCACGGCGGTTGCGAATCCGCCGGCGGGAACCACCGCGTCCTTCACCTTGACCGAAACCGCGACGGCGACCGAACTGGACGGGACCACCACCGAGGTAATAACCGGAGTCGCCACCATCATCCTGTCGGCGTCCGTGGTCCCTCCCGCGCCGGCCGCCGCGCTCACGTTCACCTTCGGCGTCCCGGCTTAACGCGCTATACTGAGGGCATGGTAGGTTCCCTCATCTAAAGCTGACAATTGGAAACAGAAACGGCCCGCTCTCGGATCTCCGAAAGCGGGCCGTTCTGCGTCTGCGGGGCTGAATCGCGGGGTTACTTCTTGTGGTGGCCGTGCTTCTCAACGGCGGGCTGGGCGATCTTGTTGTCAGCCGGGTTGTTTGGCGGCGCAATCTTGGTGTACGCCGGGACTTCACACGCTGCGATGTACGGGCCGGTGCTGTAGTCGGGGCCGTACGTTGAGTTTTCGGGCAGGCTGTCCGGAAGCGGCGTGAACGGGATCGTCAATATCGTTCCGCTCGGAAGGCTCTGGAAGTCGGGGCCTCCGTTCTCCGCGGGCGCCACTAGAACGATAAACGCGGCGGGCGGCTTCGGCGGCGCGAGGTCGGGGTCGGGCTGGAACCGATAGGTCTGATTCAGCCATGAGGGGAAGCTAAAATTCAGGTAGGTGGCTTTCAGCTGGGCGGTCTGCTGAAACGCCTTGTCTTGCAGGAAGGCTTGCAGCCACTCGTAAAAGATGTCTGCTTGCGTGGTGGGTCCTGGGTTGGGAATTGTGGGGTCTACGTTCTCACGGGCGGGGAGGACGGTCCCGATGGGGGGAATTGAGTAACTCATAGAGGGCGTGGTTTCCTTTCGACTCTCAGCATACACCCTTGACACACCTATCGGTGAGGGTGTAAAGTCCTCCTTGTGATCGCCTCCCCAGTTTCCGCGTCATGGGTGTCGGGCGGTCTGAGAGCGGGATTGGCGCAACTGCTGAATAGATCACGGTGAATTGACACCTGAGGGGGAATGCGGCGGAGCTACAGTTTCTCCGGTTCCCCGTATGGGGGCGACGGCCTCCCCAACGTTCCAGTTGATTCGGAACGGCAGGCGTCCAAACGTTAGGACGTAGCATCAATCCCGGCAAATTAGGCGTACAATCGGGGGCATGACACCCTTCGGAAGCACACGCCGATTGAGGCAACGTGCATAGGGGCAGTCGTTTTACGCTAACTGCCAACCTGCCACCGGGGGACCTGGTGGAGACGGTACCCCTGAAAGGTACGGCGTAGGGCGAGGGTCGAAAGGCTCTCGCCCTTCGTGTTTTGGGCGTACACTCAAGGCATGACACGTATACGTTTCTTGCCTCTCATTCTCCTGATGGCCTGCCTAGTCTTGACGGGCTGTCCTGCCTCCACTCCTTCAACCTCCACTCCTGCGGCGCCTACGCCACCACAGATCACCGTTGCCAACTCGGTGAACGCCTTGGCCCAGGCGGTAGATGGCGCGGTGACGTCAGCGATCGCGGCGCGCGATGCGGGCAAAGTCGATCAGGCCGACGTGGTGGCTATCGAATCGTTCTGCAAAGTGATAGCCACCACGGGTAAGGCGGTGGACGCGGAGCTTCGGTCTGCCGATACCTGGGAAGCCCAACGGGTGAAGATTCTGACGATGGTTTCTCAATCCGGCGTGGGCACGCTGAAGGCACATATCTCGCCGGCTGCTCAAGTGACGGTCTCGGCCGTCGTCATCATCGTCAACGAGATTCTGAGTGCTGTAGGAGGTCCCACAATATGACGCCATCTCCCAATTCGACAAGCGCGGTGCAAGCGTGGATCGGCATAGCGGCCACGGCGGCGCCCGAGGTCATCGCCTTTGTCAAGGCGCTGGTCACCCTGAAAAAGAAGTACCCGGCGATGTCCACGGCGGACCTGCAGGCGGCAGTCGCTTCAATCACCGTGGAAGCGGACACGGCCTTTGATGACACGCTGGCCAAGATCACGGCGGACGAACTGGCGCACCCTTCCGCGTAGAGGTCGGTATGAACTGGCGCGAAGATAAAGAGCTTTTCGTCCTCGGGTTTTTCACCTGCGTTTTTTCGCTAATTACCCTCTTGATCGTTTGGTTAAGGCCGAACGATGGGCAGACGTACCAGACCTTCGTTTCCTTGCTGTCGGGGTTCGTCGGGGCGCTTCTACTCCGATTGAACCCTCAGAAGGTCGCGCCTGCGGGGAGTACGACGGTAACGGACACGCACACGGCAAACACAGTGCCGCCCGTCCCCGTGGTCAAATAGGGCCTTGCATTCTGAATTGAAGGGGAGTAGGATCGAAGACGTTATTTGATCGTTCCTCCGAAACACCTTGGCCGGATGCGTTCGCTGCGCATCCGGCTTTTTATTTTCTTAGTGCCCTTTGTTACCGATTTCCCCGTCTTGTTTTGGCTGGATACTGATAAGCCCCCGCCGAGCAACGGCCAACTCGCGGGACGCCGTCGATGTCGTAAGGGAGCGGTTGATACGAGCAGGGGTAAAGCCCAAACGCGCTGCTCGTGTTGTAGATTCTGTAGTTCCCATTCCCCAGCCCAGTCCCCATTGCTTGGCCGGCGTCTAGGAGAAATGCGGGTGGTTGGTACACATACCCAACCGTCCATAGAGTATTCGAATCGCTGAGGGCGCTTCCAACTTGCACCCAGTCTACATTCCAGCAGGCTGGGGCGCCCGTACAGGTGATCGGTTTGTTCCCGGCGGTTGATGCCGTGTGAGTTGCGATAGCCACGTACGACAGAGAATCGGTTCCGGTCACCTGTGCCGGATTATAGTTGGCATACAACCCGATCCATGGGCCGAACCAAGAGTTGGCATTTGACGGATAACCGGCTCCACCTAGCCAGTCGTTTCCGATCCCTCCGGTCCAATACGTGCAGGACCAGTTGCCCGTTCGGGCGCCGTTGGGATGTGCCGAGAACGTGTCGGTCTTCGTGTAACTCGAATCGGCAAGGTTACCCACGTCGGACCATTGAGACATGGTGAACCGATTGACGTATGTCGAATCTCCGGTATCGGTTCCATCGTTGTAGCAATGGTTAGTTCTTGCTCCCATTATCGATTGGTCCCACAGTTGCAGATTCCGTGCAGCGGAAATCGTGCCGTCGTTGAAAAAACTTGCCACCGCATTCGTCAGCGGCGATACTCCTTCCCACACGTTCAAAAGGAATCCCGCGCCGTACTGTACGATAGTCGGCCCATTAATCCCACGCCAGCCAGGAAATCCCGTATTCACCGAAAATGTCTTGTTGAAGGCGAACAATCCACCATCTGAAATATCTTGGGAATTCTGGTCTACAGCGCCAGCGGTAACGATACTCTGATCGTGAGCGAGGGGCACGCACTCCCGATTTCCGAATACGGCGTACAAAGGGCATCCAGTGTTTGCGGGTAGCACGTTCGCTCGAATAAGCGCCCAAGCGGTATGGTCAGTGCTCAATCCGCTCAGGACTTTTGTAGACGTAAGTGTTGAGCCCGTAAGATAGCCAGCCAGCCACGAGTAAACATTCCCGATGGTAACGAATTTAGAAGACGGTACGCTGTTTACCCACAGACAATCCGTGGTTGCGGTTCCTCTGAAGTAGCAACTCGAACTGGTGTCATCCGCGCTAACTCCATTGATCTCTACCAGTGAAATGCCAAGCACGGAGTTGGC